GGCGTGTCACTTGATCTTTTAGACTTTCTCCGCCATTTGGTCTAAGTTCATTTAGCCAACCTTTAACCAGCCAGCGCAAGCCAGCAAGTAATCCAATTAATGTGGTGGTAATTCCAGCAGCAAAGCCAGCCCACTCAAGGGCTGTCATTATTTTTTACTACCTAAACCAAAAGCTTCATCATCAGGATTTATAGCTCTCAAAATAGGTGCTGCAAATGCGACTAGAAAAGCCTTCCAAATGTCATCAAATGAACCTGAAGGATTAGTTACGTAAACAGTTGCAAGACAAACAAATGCGCTGCGTCCGTATGATTGTATTGCTGCAATTACTTTCTTATTCATTACTACCCCCTAGTATTGGTATGTTAAAAAATTCTGAATTGGAATCTTGATCTTTTCGGAATGAACAATGGATGTGATGGTTATGCGGATTGAAGCCACGATAGCGACGCCATTTGTAATTTAAGATTGGTGAGGCTATTTGTCCTAAATGAATTACATAAGATATACGTCCGTAATTCTTGGCGTAAAGTCGTAACTGATCTGCCAAAATTGCTGAAGTCCGTTTGTCGTCAGATAGGCGAGCGTCAACGTCGATTGCACGCACCACCGCTGTTTTTGGGTCGGGTATGTGGTCGGACTTGCCTTGAAGCTGATGACGCAGATCAGCGATCCATCCATCAGATTTCCGCAAACGATCAGCAAAGGAATCATCAATTTGTTCCCTTAACTGAACCGCAGCCTTTGACAACCAAGGTTTCATTATGAAAGTAAAAGTTTTGCTTCGTCCTCGGTAATACCTAAACGATCAAGTAAATCACTTTTTGCTCTTGCTTTTGCCGCAATTTCCTCTGCTTTGATAGCATCAACCTTTGCAAAGCCCGCTTCATATTGTGCTTTACTAATTGGCGCATCCTTACCTAGCCAATCAATATCCTCGTAATTTTGCCCCATTAAATAATATTCAATTTCTGGACAAAGTAATTCTAGCACTTCTCCCGCTTTAGCCATTATGCACCTATTTCCATTACTACGATTGAACTAACTGTTGCGTCTGTTGAACCATAATCATTTACGTAAACAGTTTGACCACTTACAGTTGACGCAAATTGTAAATCGTAAGTAGTTGCTGAAGTGGTTGATGGACTGTCTAAATAACAAATAGCAGAATAACCTACGTTACTTGTTCCAGTTGCGCTACCTGCTGAAATAATGTCGCCCATATTCATAATTGCAGTTGCACCTCTACGCAATTGTAATTTTACAGCAATACTACTTGCTGCCCTGTTTGTCATAATAGTTCCTAAGACTAAAACTTTAGAACTTGTGGCTGAAGGAGTAATTGAAACGCTTAAACCTGTTGCCTGAAATGTAGTGCTAGTTGTTTGAACTAATCCGACTTGCGTGTCTTGAATTACTTGCAAAACTTTTCCACCGCCAGCAGGGGCAGCCCATTTTAGACCAGTTGCTTCCGCACTATCCGCTACAAGCGTGTAGCCATTTGTACCTACTGCTAATCGACTAAAAGTATCTGAACCAGTACCAACTACTAAATCACCTTTAGCGTCTATTGCTGTTGCCATTGAGTTAGTAATAGTTACTGTTCCGGAAGTACCGCCGCCGCTTATTCCTGTTCCAGCGGTTACGCCTTCAATGTCACCCGTTGCCCCTGATGAAGCCCATGCTGAACCTGTGTAATACCATAAAGAATTGTTGTCTTTAGTATATGCAAACTGTCCTTCTTGAGGTGAGGTGATTGCTGCGTCTCTAGCTGCTGCGTCGGCAAATACCAAAACGCCTTGCATTAAATATCCATTAACGTCGGCTGCGCTTAAAACGTCTCCGGTGTTAAAGGTCTTAAAACCTAATCCTGCTGCCATGTGTGTATCTCCTTAGGGTCTAATTATATCTTAATATGACAAAACATCCTCGCCAATAACGCCATAATAGGCACTTCCGACGATAAATCCATCAACTATTGGTTCAAGGGTTGTTAAAGTGGTAATCCAAGAGCTTGAGGTTATATCGTGAGCAATGCCTTGAACCTGTAAATTTTTTGTAATCGTTGAACCATCAGGTTGAATATTGGAAATCAAAACATTGTCAAAATAATCAAAATCAAGCATTGTCGCTGTTGGTACATCAGGGTCAAAAAGATCAACGCTCATTTCATCGATTCTTATTGTGGTTGAACTTCGAGTGGCAACATAAATTTTAGCAATGTTAAGGGCGTTTGCATCTGTATCAATAATGAGATCAGGAACTGAAATTGTATGTGGAAAATAAGTTGCGATTGAATTTGCATCTGAAGCTGTTTGCGCAGTTCCACCCGATCTAGTCATTGTGGCTGAATTAATAATTAATTTATCATCAAAAGCAAATTTAAGATTTTTGTAAGGTATGCCAGTTGTTTGATTGAATTCCGTTGGAGTTGCACCTGCGCTTGCAATTACTGTATTGCGATTTTTGAAAACAATATTACCGACAGGGCTGATAAATAGCGCCCCTTGTTCGCTGAACTCTGCGTTTTGCATAGCATTAAGAGAAGTTCTTAAATTTGCTGGGTCAGCAATAGTCAAACTATTACCGGTTTCAATATCTCGCATACTCGTCGGAAATGATACAGTATCCAAAATTTTGTTAATTCTAGTTCCGGTATCTTGATTCGCGGCTTGTCCAGTTACTGTAATAACTGAAGCTAAATTGAATAATCTAAAAGCGTCGCTTGCTGAAATATCTACATAAGCCATATTTTCAGCTTGATCGTATGAATAAACATAAGAAGTCGTGTAACCACTAAAAAGATAATAAGTTGTTCCGCTTACGGAAGCTGAAATTCTAAGTTTTCTTAATGGTTCTAATTGACCAAAATAAGGAGAACTAGGATTTTGAGGATTAAAGTCTGAATTTGGGTCATAGATTCTAACGATACAAGTGCCAGCTTCATAAATGTCGCGAGCTACATTTCGCCCACGTCTGATGCTTATTCTGCGAGTTCGATCAGTTAAATTCACTACCAATGCGGGTGAAGTTGAATCGGACAAAATATTTGTACCCAAAATGCCATTGGCAGGGTCATCTAATGTGAATGGTATTCCAAAAGTAGCACCTGAACTAAAGTTAAGGGATACGTCTATTGTTGCAGGTAACGTCATGGTTGGAAAGCGCCAAGCAATCTACCAACCGAACTAGCAGAACCTGAAAGATTTGAGTTTAGCAATCCATTTCTTATTTGATCTACCAAATCCGCGTCAGTAACTGTGCTTCCGGCATTGTTAATTGTTATGTTTATGCTTGGTGTTTTTATTCCTAAATCACCCATGACTCCAGTTATGGAAGCATATTCGGCTGAAGCTTGAGGTGCATTAGCCAATACTGAAGCTGCTGTTGTTTCGTTTAATGGCACGCGTACTTTGCCTGTCATAACTTGATCTTTCATTTGCAATAAACGATACATTTCAATCATTTTGGCAAGCAAATTATCAATTTCAGAACCCCAACCCTTAAAAGGATTAAGTGCCATAGGTATTTTAGCAATAGCGCCAGCAAGATCGGTTGTCTGTAATTGAACAATTGCTAATTGCTTTCCTAATCTTTCAGCTTCGGAAGCATTACCTTGAAGCAAAGCTAACTGTAAATTAAGTCTAAGTTTTTCTTGTTCGGTAACTTTACCTTGCAAAGCTGCAAAAATCTCAATCTGTTGGGTATCAAACAAACCGCCAAATTGTTTAATTTTCGCTTGATCTTTTGCTAACTGTTGTTGTTTTTTTAGTAAGTCTTGTTCTTTTTTGATTGCCAATAACCGGTCTTTTGCTGCCTTAGCTGCTGCATCTTTAAGCCTTTTTTCCTCAGCTCTTAAAGCTTCATAATCAAACCTTGAACTCATAGGGTCATAAGGTTTATCAAAATTTTGTTTATAGTTAAAAATGCTGCCTGATTGGTCGGCTAATAATTCACTAATTGGAGTATTTAAGAATTGCAGGTTTCCAGCAATAAACTTACTGACATAACTCATCGCAGTTACGGATTTTTTAGCAACTGTCTCCATAAGTCCGCCGGTTTTTTCAGCATTGATATTTAAGTCCTCAAAAGCATTAACCAATCCCTCGCCAACGATCTCTTTAACAACGTCCATACTTGCAGCGAGAATTGCCATTTGACCCGCAAAACCGGAAGCGGAAGCTTCGCCTTGTCCTGCAAATTGTTTGTTCAATTGAGCTTGAACCTCTGCAAAGCTTTTGCCTTTTAATGAAGCGGTGCTATAACCAATGTTCAAACCGACCAAAGCTTTATTGTTTCCAAGATAAGATTTAGTTAAAGCATCAACAGCAGTACCAAGATCAACGCCAGCGCCAGCCGATAAATCTAAAGCTGTTAAAAGAATGTCTTGAGACAATTTGGCATCTAAAGTGGTTGAAACCAATTGACGCATAGCTGGACGAAGTTCATCATCAAGTATACCGCGAGTTTTTTGAATCCTTTGAATAAATTGTTCTGTTGCTAAAGTCTCAAATGACATACCAAGATTGCCTAAAGTTAGAGCTAGGGACTTGGCTGATTTTTCCTCTTGAGCAAAAGCTTGAACTGATGACTTGGCAAACTTGACAATTTGATTTACACCAAAAGCAACACCAAATGCACCGGCTAACTTGTTGGCACTTTTGCTTAATTTAGTTAAAGAATTTTGGGCTTGTCTCGCACCTTTGTCTTTATAGGTTGAGGTGATTGCAATATCTATGGGTGAAAAACTTACCATTATGCCGCCCTATCAAATGATTTATATTGTGCCTGAGAAACTCTTTGTTGCCATCTAGTCTTAGCCTTTTCAATTGCTCTCATAACCGCGTCCTGGACTTTGCCATGATCGTCATAAAATGCTTTGTAAAGTAAACGTCCTTCTCTTTTACGACCTCTACCAATGCTGACTAATTTTTGTTGGTTGTTCAAAGCTCGAACAAATTGATAACCGGCTAATGGGTTATTGCTTGCATATTGTCCAGTTTTGCGTCTTAAAAATTGTTGATTAAATTTGTAAGTGCCTTCATATCCTTGCACTTGACCTTTTTTGTCTCCAGTTATATTTACAAATGGCGCTCGCCCTTGAGGGTTCTTACGTCCGGCAGTTTCATAAATAGCACCTGAAGCCGAATGGTTTTGCAATATAAATGTTTGAACAAATCCTGAACGATTACGTTTTGTACTTCCTAAATCGTATCCTAAACCTTTTCTGATTTTCCAAGGGTCATACTTAGGAAATCCACGTTTGCGGGATGATCTAGATTTTGCTTCTCTGCCTTGGCTAGTCCAGCCTTCGTCTAGCCCTGAAATCCTTGCTCGCACCATGCCTTTAGCTCTATCGGAAATACTCTGCATTGCAGGGTCAATTTCCTCAAGCATGTCTTTATAGAGGTCAGGGGCAAAGTTCTTAAGACTGTATAAAGTCTCATCTAGACCTGCGACCTCTACCGGCATTTTCCATCCTTTTTGCGTCCTCTTTTAGAACGTTAAGTGTTGCTAAAAGTAACGATCTATCCATGTTGATATATTCGCTATGCGGTATGCCTGTTCTAACTGCTAATAAAGCAATTAAATACGTCGTGTCATACCGCGTTACCCATTTGGGGCGTCGGCATCCAAAATCTCTAC